GGAGAATGTAATGCTACCCTACCACCTAAGTTCTGTGCAGAAATTGTAGGTACTACTACTACTGTAAGCAATTCTGTATGTGGAGAGAAGGCACCCTGCTTCTTACACGACCTACCGCCTGAGAAGGAGGAGAAGTGTGGCTATCCGACTAAACATACAGTGATGGGAACATTTATGTGCCAAAACCTTAAACCCTGCAAAGCCCATGACTAAGAAACTACCACTAGAGGATGCATAGCTTCAAACTAGCCTATCACTCTAAGCACTCAGAAGATGGAGAAGTAGTCGAAACTTCTTCCTTCATGTGTGATTGCGGGGCAGAGGAGACTCGCCCGAAGGAACCAGAGAAACTAACTATTTTAATTAAAGGACGAGAAGTTATCTGAGCTTACAAGACCACTCTATAATCAAATGGATCTACGAGAACGACCTGAAGATTGAAACAGGTCTTCCTTTCGATTGGAAGGACTATATGTATCTGTACGACATCTACAGAGACTTCTCTCCGAAGCAAGTTATCTATAAGGCTGCCCAGATCGGCTTCAGCACTCTAGCAGTCTTTAAGACCTTTTGGATCGCTAAGAACTTAGGCATCGATATAATCTACACTCTTCCTACGGTTACTGATGTGTATGACTTTGTGGGGTCGAAGACGAACCGAATCATAGCCCAGAACCCTATCCTTCAGAAGTGGACTAAGGACAGAGATACAGTCGAGCAGAAGGAGGTAGGCAACAACATCATCTACACACGTGGTACGTTCACTCAGAAGCAGGCCCAGATGGTTAGCTCCGACCTGAACTGCTTTAAGGAAGGTACTGAGGTTCTCACTAAAGAGGGGTGGAAGAACGTTGAAGATATTGAGTTAGATGATTTGATTGCAACTTACAACAAGGGATATATTGAGTGGCATAAGCCAGACTTTCTGATAGTCAAAGAAAGCCAAGAGTTACTAGAGTTTAAAAACTCGGTATTCTCTCTATCCGTCACTCCGAACCACAATATGTTTGTAGAGAGAAGAGGTGGGTGGGCATTAGAAAAAGCGGAAAGCTTGATCCTCAAAGGAAAGTTTAGCTTTGGAATAGCTAAAACTAAACTAAAGCAAAGGTCAGGTGAGGTCATTCAACTCAATGAGTCTATCGAGAAACGTCCTCAAGGGAGCTGTTTGTTGCCGAAGAGGCGGTTTGATTATAAAGATAAGTTTGATAAAAAGACTTTCTATCAATTCTTAGGATGGTATTTGGCAGAAGGTAATGTCGGGAAAGTAAGGGGTAGATTAACTGGAAGAGTTGTCATAACTCAGAAAAAGGAGAGATACAAAAAAGATATTGAAGCAGTATTAGATAATCTTGGAGTTACTTGGGGTTATTCAGGGGGATCTTATAGTTTCTCTAACTGGGCTATCGCAATCTATATGAATAGACTGGGGTATTCACACGATAAATATATCCCTCAAGAAATACTTTTAGATACAAAGTACTTAACTGACTTATTAGATGCCCTCTATGACGGTGATGCTTTTCAAAACAAGCATACGAGATATTTGAATACCGCCTCAAAGAAATTAGCTGATAATGTTCAGACTGCGTGGTTATTTTTAGGTAAAATGTCTAGCATAACTACAGTAAAAGATAGAACATGTAGAATGTATCGAGTTGGTGTTAGACGACACCAGAAAATACAGTTCAATGTTTATAAAAGCAGAAAGAAAAGTGGATACATAGAAAGGCGGGAGAAAAGAGAAGATGTATATTGTTTTAGTGTTAAAAATCACATAGTTTATGTCAGAAACGGAAAGATCAAAGTTCCTGTATTGTCAGGTCAGTGCTATGACGAGGTAGATTCAAGCAATCAGATGGTGGTAGATCAGTACTCGACCCGACTACAAGCCTCCTCATATAAGTGGGAGTGGTACTTCTCTCACCCCTCAATACCAGGCAACGGAGTAGCTAAGTACTGGCATAAGTCAGATCAGAAGCACTGGTTTATCAAGTGTGACGAAGGACACCTTCAGTACATCAGTTGGCCTGAATCATTTGATATGAAGCGGAAGATCTATCAGTGCAGAGAGTGTGGTATAGAGATCACCAACAAGAACCGAAGAGCAGGGAAGTGGGTCAAGAAGGTTAAGGACGCAGAGTTCTCAGGCTATTGGATTCCTCTGTTCCTCTCTACGAAGGTATCAGCCGAAGAGATAATCGGCTACCATAACGACAAGAGCGAGGAATACTTCTACAACAAAGTCTTAGGACTACCTCACGCAACCTCAGACGCTATTGTCACACAGGATACGTTGTGGCAGAACCTAACTCCTCAAGTCAACCAGAGAGATAAGCGGACAGTCATAGGAGTAGACACAGGACTAGGGATTCACCTAGTAGCTGGTAACGCTGATGGACTATTCTACTACTCAAGCACAGAAGACTACATAGACTTTGAAAGACTGATGAACGATGACAAGGAAGCTATCGCTGTCTTTGACGCTCAAGGCGATCTTCAACGACCTAGGGAACTACAAGAGAAGTATCCCCGAAGGATCTATCTCTGCTACTATAGGAACGACACCAAAAGCGGACAGCTCGTAAGATGGATGGATAACGAGAGCAAGGGGATAGTCCACGTAGACCGAAACCGAATGATTGACTTCGTTATCGACAACTTCAAGAGTAAGCGTATGCCTCTACAGGGAACGGTAGACGACTGGCTAGACTACTGGAAACATTGGTCTAACATCTACCGAGAGGATATAGAGAACCATTTAGGAGTGAAGGTCAGAAGGTGGAAGAGAAACGGGCGAGATGATCTAGTCCACGCTACTAACTACTTCTACGCAGGACTCAACAGATTCAAAGGAGCTAAAGGAGGTATTATCGGAGGAAGTAAGACTGGACTACCTACCTCACCAACTGTCAACCCCGACCAAACCATAGACTTTAACCCAATAAAGAACCAATGGAAATAACCAAAGCAGAAGCACAGCTCATAAACATCTGGCGGACTATCACGCCAGGAGGAGAGATGTTAGTCAAGTCTAACGCAACCCGACACACCTTCTCCGTGATGACAAAGAACGTCACTAGCTCTCGTATAGAGGGAGTGACTGCGCACGACCTGGAGCAGATCGTAGACCTACTACAGCCGTTCTCTAAAGTTGAACTACACACAGGAACCAAAACTGATTCCGCTTCTGTTCTGACCGTACAAACCAACACTACCGTCCTAGAGTATTGATCTTTCTTGAAAGATAGTTTATAGTTATATTGAGTGTAACCTTAACCACAAGGCCACTTCCCAATGCGGGAAGGGTCTATTTTAATTATATAAAATGGCAATAAAAGATGTATTCGGAGGGTTCTTCTCTCTACAAGACGACGTTAACAAGAATACAATAGGTAACGAACAGCAGGAAGGAGCTATCTCGGTAGCCCTACCAGAGCTGAATTTAGAGATTGACGACGACGAGCTGATTAAGCTTAAGAACGGTTGGCAGAAGAAGTGGAACCATCACAACGGAGATCTACGAAACCGCCAAGACGACAACGAAAGATACTGGCTAGGAGAACATGACGAGCAATTTACAGACGACAACGGAGGCAAAGACCTACGCTCACTAGGACACAACAAGGGACTGGCTGGCAATGCTAGGAGTCATTTCGCTACAGACAACCTCATCTTTGAGGCTCTTGAGACGTTTCTACCTCAAGCAACCCGAAGGAATCCTGAGCCTACAGTACAGTCAGACAACACAGAAGAAGGCCGAGCCCTAGCCGACAAGGTACAGAAGACTCTCATCTACCTAGCAGATATCCTCCACCTACGTCTACAGATCAAATCAGTAGTCAGGAACTGGGCTCTCTACTTCTCAGGAGTAGCTAAGGTAGGTTGGAACTTCCAAGAGAACCAGATGGAGCTAGTCATAGTGCGACCTCAGAAGCTTATCCTCGACCCGAACTCAACCATCACAGTAGGAGGTGTGTACTCAGGAGAGTATATTGGAGAGTTTAGAGAGAAATCAGCTTCAGACCTAGTTAAAGACTTCCCTAACAAGAAGAGCTTTATCAAACTAGCAGTCGGAGGGAAGATGGGAACTATGATCCGCTACATTGAGTGGTGGGCAGCCGAAGGTGATATCCTCTTTTGGACACTAAAAGACGAAGTATTAGACAAGGTACGTAACCCTCATTGGAACTTCCCAGGCGAAGAGACAGTCATTGATGCATTCGGAGGAGAGGTTACAGAGGAGACAGATGCTTTCAACCACTTCACTACTCCACAATTTCCATACACATTCCTATCAGTCTTCAACTTAGGACTACACCCTCACGATGACACCTCGCTGATCTCTCAGAACCTCGGCAACCAAGACCTAATCAACCGAAGGTATCGTCAGATAGACCACAACGTAAGCGGTATGAACGGAGGCTGGGTCATCTCAGGAGAGAACTCAGGCATGACAATGGAGCAGAGTTCAAGCGTCATTGAAGCCTTTAGGACTGGTAAGGGGGTTTGGATTCCTACAGGAACCCCACAATCAGCTATTCAGAGAATGATGGGTACCCCTCTACCGTCAGACGTATTCAACAACCTACAGGACGGACGTAACGAGCTAAGAGGTATCTTCGGTATTCAGGGCTCAACCCCACAGGGTATCAACCAAGAGAAGACAGTAAGAGGTAAGATCCTCGCAACCAACCAAGACGCTACCCGAATAGGAGGAGGAGTATCAGAGTACATCGAGCAGTTCGCTGATCGTATCTACAACTGGTTCACTCAGCTTATGTACGTGTACTACGATGAGCCTCAGTTCGCTTCAATCATAGGACGAGGGGGAGCACAGGAGCTTATTGAGATCCAGTCATCAGACTTGAACCGCAAGCTACTCATTTCAGTTAAGGAAGGATCTATGATACCTAAAGACCCTCTAACAGAATCACAACAAGCAATCGACC